CTCTGAAGAGAATCAAAAATTCACAGAGAAAGGTGTTAAAGCAAGTGCCACAAGAGCAAGAAAGGCATTAGCATCTCTTTCAAAATTGATCAAAGCAAGAAGAAAAGAAATTCAAGAAGTTAAAAACGCGGCAAAAACAGCGGCGTAATTTATTAACTATTGAGATCTCATTAAAGCCTGTACAATTATTTTGTGCAGGCTTTTTTTATGACTTAAGGATACCTTTAATTTTTTTCTCTCTGAGAATTCCAGATCCGTGTATACGCACTCTAATATGACCATTGTAGTAATCATCAGTTTCTAAAACTTTACGTGCAAATTGTTCTCTGGCTTCTATATAAGATAACTCTGCTCTAGATTTACAATAAAAAAGTATTTCTCGTGTAAATTTGTCTTTACCAAGTTTTACAACATCTTCGGTCAAAGCATCACTTGAACCAAAATAGTCTTTCCAGTCTGATTCAACTGTATACCTACGTTTGTTTATTCTTCCTTTAAGCGGAGGTTTTGCTTTTTTAAACTCTGATAACTTTTTACCAATATACATCCTACCATTAGTTGTATTTGTGATCTGATATACAAACCCAACTACACCCTCTGGTACTTCTTCTACTATATCTCCTTTGTACGTCCACTGCATACTACTATTTAAAGCCAAAAAGATTGACCTGAAAAAATGTTTGTGTTATATACTAGTGATAGGCAAACAGCAGATTAAATTTCTCATAGGCAAATATAGCATCTTCGTACAATAAGGGAGTTACGGTGTAACAACACAGGCGAATCCCATGATGCAAACGGCAAAAAATGATGAGGCTCTTAGAAAAAGACAAACCTCAGGTTTACCAAATACTATTGTGTAAGGGTTTGGTAGGCTCGCGTTGGATGAATGAGTTAACGGGTACAGCACAACCGCCCGGCGAAAGCAACGATACACAATGACTACGATACTCGCCACAGATTATCAAAGTTAGTTCGGCTAGAAATAGCCGAATTATGACTACTCATCTGCCACAGAATACGCAACAGTAGAAGTTGCGTTAAAAGTTATTTTCGAGATTGCGTAATTTAGAAATAAACTGAGCGTAAGCGAAAGTTTAGATGACGTAAGTCATCTTTTAGTTGAATGATTACTCTTCTTCTTCGCCAAACTTATTATATTTTTCTGACATTACTGACTTTAATTCCGGTTCTTCTGATTCTTCAATATTGGAAACATCCTCGTCAGTTAATTCTACTTCCTTATCCGGCTCGTAATCTTTAAGTTTTTCTTTTGCTATTTTTAACAGTTCGTTTGTTGTTTCTAATTTTGCTTTAAGTGTTGCAACCTTAAGTTTTAGTTCGTCGTTTTCTTTTTTTACGCTCGCGGCGTGTTTGCCGACGTGGTCGACATCCTTGTTAGCATTCTCTAATCTTATAAGAATTTGCTTATTACGGCTTTCTTTGTGAGAAACCGCCTTATGCAGGTCGTCCTTTTCTAAAGTAAGGTCTTTTATGGTATTTTTTAGTTCTGAGACTAAATCTGATTGTGACATATGTTCATTTATTTAAAGAGGTCTGTATTCCATTATAGTATACTATAATTCTAAAAAAATGGTTGTCCGGTTTTCTTGGCAGTTTCCAAGTTCTCTTTTATTATGTCTGCAATTATTTTTCTTTCGTCTACAGATAAGTTTAAGGATTCTTGCCATGTTACGCCACCTCGCATATACCAACATATTTTAAGCAATTCGTGTTTAATATTTTTAGATTCATTTTCTAAATCTTTGAAAAAAGTTAAAATGTCAGATTCCGTGAGTGTCAGCAACTTTATCCGAAAAAATTTGCGTTATCAAATGTAATCGGTACCTCGTATGTTGCTGGGGCACCTTTCTTAATTTGCTCTTCTGTGGATTTTGCAGTCATAGGTTTTAAAGAACCTTGCTGTCTTATTTTAACCAATGCGGCTTCTAACTCTTGAACCAATTTTGCATCTGCGTTCTCAATGAATTCACTTATCTGTGCTGAATCAGATACTTTGTCACCAGAAGGTAGAGTTATTGTTTCAATGTTATCCAACAGCAATTTTGAATTTAGTTCAGTTAATGTTTTAAAACTTTCACTAAACATTTTTGCTTTATCTTCGTCTTTCAACGTTGATGAATTTACCTGTAGATATTTTCTTTGCTGTTCAAATGTTTTTAATTGAGTCTCAGTCATCATTTTATAAGTTAACGGTTTTACTTTTATTTTCATTCCGTTTTTTAATGTTGCTTCTTCTTTAATATCTACGTTGTGAATCTGCTCAAGCATACTAGGTAAGTTAACTGAATGACTTACTGCATCGTTTGTTACCGGTACTTGAGTGCTTACTTCCATACTTTCACCATAACCTGCAATTCTAATTGCAATTAAAACAGTATCTACATCGTAGTTTACAAGTTTCCATGGATCTTTGATGTCTGGCACACACGATTTTATTACATCAACCGTAGATTGTCCACTCATCATTGAGTCTGGTGTTTTAAACGCCAGGTCGTCTTTGGCTGTCATAGGTAATACTGCGTGTTCACCTGTTTCAGATGGTGTTACTATGTCTTCGGAATAGTACTTTCCGCCAGAGGGGAACTTTATATAGATTGCTGGCTGTCTATAAAATTTTGTTAAAGGGTTCTGTTTTTCTTCCATTTTCTTCTTCTATAAATATACTTTGTTAACGTATGTATGTCAATATTTATATGCGTATATAATGGTGCTAAAAAACTATGGATGAAAAAGAACTAAAACAGATGCTTAATGAGGCTTTCACAGCCTCTGATATCAAAAAATTCCAGTCTGAACTAAAGAATGCCGCCAATGTAACCAAAACAATTACAGCGGCCGAGAAGAAATCACTGGAAGGACTGCTTAAAAGCAGAGAAGCACTAATCAAAGCAGAAGGCAACTTACGAGGACACTTCACCAAGTTCGGTAAACGATTAGGAATGACCGATTACCTTGCTGTTAAATTTGGTAAGGGATTAGAATCAACAACATCGTTTGCTGGTAAATTTGGTTCAGCAATATACCAAGGTACAGGACAGATACAAGACTTTACTAACACTCTAAAAGAGTTTGGTCCAATAGGGGAAATGTTTGCCAGACTAGGTGGCGTTGTTGGATCCAGTCTGGATATGTACAGAACTCTGTCTGATGTTGGAGCATCATTTAGTCAAAATTTAGTTGTTATGAGAGAAACTGCCGCGAGAGCAGGATTACCTTTAAATGATTTTGCAAACATGGTTGGGAAAAATTCTCAGGAACTTGCAAAACTTTTTGGAACAACATCTCAAGGTGCAATACAATTTTCAAATCTTTCAAAACAATTAAGATCAACATACATCGAAGACCTTGCACCACTTGGACTTACTGTTGAACAATTAAACGAACAACTATTAACATCATTCTCACTACAACGAAGATCAGGACATTTTGAACAAATGACTGATGCTCAACGAGTTGCCTCAGGTGCAAATCTGATCAAACAAATGGACAGGTTGGCAAAACTTACAGGTGCTCAAAGAGATGCTATTGCCGAACAACTAGAACAACAAATGACTAATGCTAGATTTGTCGCGGCGATGAATGACTTGCCAGAAAATATTGCGACTAATATGAGAATGTTTTCAGCAGGTATAAGTGAAATTGCTCCAGGTATAGGCGTGGCATTAGAAGATGTTATTGCAACAGGCGGAAATCCAGTAACCGAAGCAGGTATTAATTTGGCAATGTCAATGAAAGGTATCACTCCTATTATTAAACAACTTCAAGCAGGCACAATAGATGTAAGCACAGCAATGGAGTTAATGAAGATTGAAGCACAAGGCAGTGAAAAATGGTTAAGAGATGTCGCAAAAACTGGTCAAGTTTCTTTCGTAGATGAATTGTATCCAACTGTTAACGCCATAGCAAAAGCAAATTTAGATCAAGTAGAGGCAACAAAAGAGTCAAATGATGCGGCAGATAAACTTACACAAGAATTAACAGAATTCCAAAATGCGGCAAAAAATCTTTCCAGTGCATTCCAAGGAACGGAAACGAGTTTCTTAAAATTTATTGGAAACCTTTTAGGAACAGGTGTCGGATCACTTAACGAAACAATGAACAATCTTGCTGGAGACATTAAAAAAATGGGCGAAGGAACTCAAGCCGCTTTATACGCCGCTAAAGAAATTGTAACAACTGGTGCAAGTATGTTAAGAGAAACTGCACCTATTACAGCAGGAACTTATGCCGCTTTAAGAATGTGGGGACCAATGGGACCAGGCGGACTTGGTGGTGGTGCTTTAGGCAAAACAGGAAAACTTGTAAAAAATGTAGCCAAAGTAGGTGGTGGAGCAGTAGGTGTTTCTACTATGGGTATGGGAGGTAACATAGCAGACCAGGCAGAAACAACGGCCGGCAAAGCATTAGGTGTAGGAGCAAGTGCGGCCGGTGGTGCATTAACAGGAGCCATGATAGGATCTGTTGTTCCAGTAATTGGAACAGCAATAGGTGCCGCAGTAGGTGGAGTACTTGGTGCAGGTTGGGGATTATTCAGAGGTTCTGATTATGACGACGTTGCCGCTGAAAAACTAGGATTAAACGGAAAAGCCAGAGGAACCGTAGGAACAACTGGTAATTTAAGAGAAATTAATGATAATTTGTCTACAATTCATGCAGGTGAAAGGGTATTAACTAAAGCAGAAACAGATTCTTACCTTTCTAGCCAAGCAACAGGTGGCGATAGTAACGCATTTTTGTCAATGAATACTACATTTAACGCCATGAATACTAAAATGACATCAGTTGTTAACGAAATGAAAACATTTAATAAGAACGTAAATACGTTGGTAAGTATCGAAACTGATATTGCAAGAAATACAGATAAAACACAAAGAAGACTTGCAAACCAGAGTGAAAGTATTGTATAATAAGTTATGGCTTGGAAAAAATATTTTAAAGACGCAAACCTTTCTCCCATTTCGGGAGACAGTAGACCTAATTTTGCGAAGAGAAATTATTCTTCGTATCTACCTGATGTATATACAGGACACCCAAATAGAATTCAAAGATATTTTCAATATGATCAAATGGATTCGGATTCAGAAATTAATGCGGCACTAGATATACTCGCAGAATTTTGTTCACAAAAGAATCAAGAAAACGAAACACCATTTAACATTATATTCAAAGACGAAGTTACTAGTCACGAAGTTAAACTTTTAAAGAAAGCACTTCAACAATGGACAAAAGCAAATCAATTTTCAAAAAGAATTTTTAGAATTTTTAGAAATGCATTAAAATACGGAGATTGTTTCTTTGTAAGAGATCCTGAAACAAACAAATGGCTTTATATTGACAATGCAAAAGTTGACAGAATTGTTGTTAACGAATCAGACGGCAAAAAGCCTGAACAATATGTAATCAGAGATATTAATCCAAACTTACAAAGATTAAGTGCAACATCTATAACACCTAACCAAGTTTATGGTGGAGGCGGAACAACCGGCGGTGCACATAGTCAAAATTATGCAGGAGCAGGGCAAGGATCTAATATGACCAACGCCTCAACTGCCGCGGCTGGTGGTAGATTCTACAGAACAATGAATCAATACAGTATTAATGCAGAAAACGTAATTCATTTAACAATGTCAGATGGTTTAGACAACTTATTTCCGTTTGGACAATCAGTATTAGAACAAGTATTCAAAGTTTACAAACAAAAAGAATTATTAGAAGACGCAATTATCATTTACAGAGTACAAAGAGCACCTGAAAGAAGAGTGTTCTATATAGATGTAGGTAATATGCCAACACACTTGGCGATGCAATTCGTTGAGAGAGTTAAAAACGAAATTAATCAAAGAAGAATTCCAAGCACATC